GTTTTGCTGTCGTAAACTGAATAGATCTTAGACTTCATTTTCGTAGCTCCTTTTTAACAGTGTTGCTTTGATGTTCTGTAGTGTTTCACGGACATGAAGGCCGCTGGCCTGAATCCCATGCTCGCCTATTCTCAAGGAGGCGCATCTCAGCCGGCAGGTGCCGGAGCTCAAATGCAGGCAGCTTCCATGGGGAGCGGCCTCAGAAACTCAGCTTCAACAGCGATTGAAGCAACACGCTTGAACAAGGAACTTGATCAAGCAGACTCACAAATTAAACTCAACGACGCGGCAGCCGGCGCAAAAGAGGAAGAACGTTTCCTCAACTTATCTTCAGCACAAAAACTCAACGTCGATCGAAACAAATCAGCTCTCGAACAACAAGCGCTTCAAAAACAAATGCCTGCAATAGAAAAAGAATCAAAAGCAAGGCAAGCAGAAGCAGAATTAAAAAAAGAGAAAGCTGAGATCGACAAAAAAGCAGTCAAATACGACGCGATCATGAATCGCGTAAATCAGGCGGTGGGTACCGCCAACTCCGCCGCAGGCGTAATTAAACCAAAAATCCAAATTGGTGGATCTCGGAAAAACAAATCAACAGTAATAGATAAATCAACAGGAGAAATTCTCGATGAGTACTAAACAAAACAACGATTCAAAAACAATTCTCCGCAAATATCACATCCCTCGAAAACGAGTCCAAACACACACCGTAGGTCCATCCAAAACCAAACAATCCCCGTTACAAGAAACGGACATCAACTTCATCGTCAAAAAATCCGTTAGCAACGGACATCTCCCCATGATGATGCAAGAAGCTCGCTACGGAGACTTCTCAGAACCGACCACATACCAAGACGCGTTAAACACCGTCATCGTTGCACAGAATCAATTCGCTGCATTACCTTCACATGTACGTGAAAGATTCGGGAACAATCCCGAGCACTTTCTCAGATTCACGGCAGATCCAAAAAATGCAGCAGAAATGGTCAAATTAGGGCTCGCAACCGAACGCCCTACCCCCCCACAGCCTCTTACCGCCGATGCCATTGGCGAGGCTACAGCGCAAGCAATAGAGGCTCAAAAAGAAGGGACGCCTTCCCGGAGCTCGAAGAGCGAGGACAAGCGTCCCAAGCGGCCGTGAGGCCGCCCCACCAGTTACTCCCCTTGATGTAACTGGTGGGACTGACACCGCAAAACGCCCGGACCATCATATTAATGTAATATCAACCCCTTGGAGGCTCCATGAAGAAGTTCAAATCCAGAAAAAAGATTCCAGCCAAAAAATCCAAAAAACTCTTCTCCAAAACCGCCTCCAAAACCAACAAGAAAAACATTCCCCAAACTCGTCCGATGCGTGGCGGTATCAGGCTCTAAAAAAACACAAAAAAAAGGGGGAGCTACTAACTCCCCCTTCAACACAAGGACACCGACATGCCCTGTTATCACCCTATGCAAGGATATCGATCTATCGACCGAACTCCCTCAGGAAAGCGTACTATAGTCTTCAACCCGAGTCGAGGCTACAAAGATCTTCCCGTAACAATTCCATGCGGCCAATGTATTGGCTGCCGCCTCGAACGCTCACGACAATGGGCCATTCGGATTACCCACGAAGCACAGCTTCACAAAGAGAACTCCTTCATCACGCTGACCTACGCTCCTGAACACCTTCCCGAAGACAATAGTCTTCACGTCCAAGATTTTCAGCTCTTCATGAAACGCTTCCGAAAAAAAATTAAAAAACCCGTCAGATTCTTCCATTGTGGAGAATATGGAGAAAGAAATGGCAGACCTCACTATCACGCTTGCATTTTCGGATACGACTTTCCAGACAAGGTCCTGTCTCCTAACGATCGAAGACCTCAACAGCTCAAAGATCTTAATCCGCTTTACGAATCTCCCCTCCTGGACGCTACTTGGGGACTTGGCATCTCAACCATCGGAACGCTTACCTTCGATAGTGCTGCCTATGTTGCTCGATACATTACAAAAAAAATCACCGGAGAAATGGCAGAAAAGCACTACTCAGCAATCTCCGCAGATACAGGCGAAATCTTCCAGCTCAAGCCCGAATACACGACCATGTCCAGACGACCAGGTATTGGAAAACCATGGCTCGAAAAGTTCCTCACTGATGTGTACCCCGACGACTTCATTGTTCTCCGAAACAAAAAAATGCGCCCCCCAAAATTCTACGATTCACAATTCGAAATCCTTTACCCAGAAGACCACGCCAAACTTAAAGAAAAACGCAAACAAAATGCGGCCGTGCACAAAGAAAATAACACTTGGGAAAGGCTAAAAGTCCGTGAAACACTACAGAACATCAAAGCAACACTGTTAAAAAGGAGCTACGAAAATGAAGTCTAAGATCTATTCAGTTTACGACAGCAAAACGGAAGCATTTATGCTTCCGTTTTACGCGCCCTCCAATGGCGCTGCCATCAGAGAGTTCTCATCGGCTGCGAGCGATGAGAGATCTCAATTCCATAAGTACCCAGCCGACTTCACTCTCTTCGAGATCGGCGAATACGACTACCTCACTGGTACCCTTCGTCAGCTTAATGCGAACATAAACCTCGGGACGGCCCTCGAGCTTATCCCCCGCAAGGGACCCAGCCTCATGCAAAGTGGTAATGATCTTCAACTTTAAACCATCCGACATAATTTTCTCCTTTTAAAAAATAGGAATTTGCTCCTACACTAAACGTGGGGAGCAATTCCAATTTGCAAAAAATTTCACGGAGGATACATGCGTTCAGTAATGACCCACAACTTTTCACAGGTCCCTAAGGCGGACATCCAACGCTCCCAATTCAATCGCTCATGTGGGTTCAAAACTACATTCGACGCTGGTTATCTCGTACCTGTCTTCGTTGAAGAGATCGTCCCTGGTGACACATTCAACGTACAAATGGCGACCTTCGCTCGCCTAGCAACACCAATCTTCCCTTTTATGGACAATATGTTCCTAGATTCCTTCTTCTTCTTCGTACCTAATCGCCTCCTCTGGACCAACTGGCAAAAGTTCATGGGCGAACAGACCGATCCCGGCGACTCAACCGATTATCTAACTCCCCAAATGGTTTCACCCGTAGGAGGCTACCTTGTCGGCTCTCTCTCTGATTACTTCGGTATTCCAACGCAAGTTGCCGGACTCTCTCACTGCTCATTCTGGCACCGTGCTTACAACCTCATATGGAACGAATGGTTCCGTGATCAAAACTTACAAGACTCCGTCGTTGTCGATCAGGACGATGGTCCTGATGCGGACACCGACTATGTTCTTCTACGTCGCGGTCGTAGGCATGACTATTTTACGTCGTGCCTTCCTTGGCCGCAAAAAGGCGATGCAGTCACAATACCGTTGGGGACAACCGCAACGGTGGTATTAAACCAAGACGGCGCTCCTTACGACGTCCCTCTCATCAAAAAAGCTTCAGATGGTGCACTTGTCGGCGGATCCGGCAGCTTGGTCACATCCGGTACATCTCAATTCCAATACGGCTTCGGCACCGGAGGCAATGCCGTTTTCGATCCTCAGGGCTCTCTCGAAGTCGATCTCAGCGGCGCATCGGCTGCTACAATCAATTCACTACGCCAAGCATTCCAGCTTCAGAAACTTTACGAACGCGACGCCCGCGGGGGTACCCGCTACACAGAAATTATTCGTTCCCACTTTGGCGTCGTCTCTCCCGATGCCCGACTTCAACGACCTGAATACCTCGGAGGGGGAAGTGTCCCCCTCCATGTCCACCCCGTCGAACAAACTTCGTCTACCGACGCAACAACTCCTCAGGGAAACCTCGCCGCAATTGGAATCATCACATCCAACAATCATGGCTTCGTGAAATCTTTCACCGAGCATGGTGTAATCATCGGCATGGTTTCCGTACGCGCCGACCTCAACTATCAGCAGGGGCTCAACCGCATGTGGTCCAGAAGGACCAAATGGGACTACTACTGGCCTGCACTTGCACATATCGGAGAACAAGCCGTTCTCAACAAGGAAATCTATGCTCAAGGAACCGCTAACCCAACTGCTGATGCTGCAGCTTTCGGATACCAAGAACGATACGCAGAGTATCGTTACAAGCCTTCTCTTATCACAGGACAGTTCCGAAGCACCTACGCTACCTCACTCGATCAATGGCATCTTGCCACGGAATACGGCTCACTTCCTGCACTCAACGCCAGCTTCATTGTTGACGACCCTCCAGTTGATCGAGTCATTGCGACTCCCACAGAACCGCACTTTCTATTCGATGCGTACTTCCAAATTAAGTCAGCACGTCCAATGCCGACATACTCTGTTCCTGGTCTAATCGATCACTTCTAGGAGAACCCATGGGATTCGGATCAATACTTAAAGGCGTAGGAGCAGCTGTGGCAGGTGGACCTTTAGGCGTTGGAACAGCATTGGGAGTCGCCGGGCAACTCGGCGGCTCCTACATGGACATGCAAGCACAAAAAGAAACCAACGAGGCGAATCGCGATATCGCCTCGGACCAAATGGCGTTTCAAGAAAAAATGTCCAACAGCGCTTACCAACGTGCAACCACAGACATGAAGGCCGCTGGCCTGAATCCCATGCTCGCCTATTCTCAAGGAGGCGCATCTCAGCCGGCAGGTGCCGGAGC